CTAAGTTAGAAGCTGGTACATTAGAACAAACATCATTAAATGAGGCAGGTATTAATGCTGAAGGAAATCAAACAGCTGCTGCAGTAGAAAATATGAATCGTATTAGTGGTGAGGCACAAGATGCTTTAGATAGTCAACCAGTAGTAGTGGCAAACAATTCAACAACAGCAGCGCCAGCACCAAAATCAGATGATGCAAGAATTGGTGTTGTAGGAAGTCCTGGAATTAGAAACAATGATAGTACCATTCACAGATACAATGACAGAAGATTTACTTAAAGCGATTGAACTCTATCACGGAGTCTATTAGCTCTAGGTCCTACTTGCACAGCCCAACGGCTATCCATCATTTCAATTGCTGCTTTATCCCAATCACTTTCGTTGATAGCACCAATAAACTTTTTAAACTTTCCTAGTCTAGGACGGCCTAAGTTAAACATCATATTAACAAGAACTTCTTGTAGTTCTCCTGGGTAACCTTCCCAATTTTCCTTAAACAACGCTTTACATTCGTCTATTGCTGTATCCAAGTCTTCCTCGAAACAAGCTTTAACTCTCTCTTCTGAAACAGGCGTTCCGACTTCTTGTCCTTGCTCAGGATCGGATGCTTTAACCAAGTGTCCGACTCCAAATGTCGGGTAGCCCAAGTGGTCTTTGTAAACTTCATATACGACACCCTCGTCTATTTTTAATTGTTCATAGATTTTATCTCTATTCATTATTAGTCCTTTGTGTATGTAAAAATTGTGCATGAGGTTTGACATATCCATTTGTTATGCTTATCCTCTTTGCATTATATTTATTAACATCTCCTGCTTGACTATGGTTTAATATAGTTGTATCCAATGCAGGTATTTGATGTTCTAACCATGCAGGCCATATCATTAAATCGCCTGTCTTTGGTTGTATTGTTTCCTCTAATCTAACAGACTTAGTTCCTAGTCCCCATGATGTGTACATATCTGACATAGGAGATTTAAATTGTATAGGCGCATGTTCTTCGTCTGCTCTAACATAATATGTAGCAATAAGATAATATTGTCCATGACTATGCCAACTGTAAGAATCTGTTTCGTCAAAATATGTGTACCAACCATAATTGTGCCAAAATGTTCTAAGAGCTTCTCTTAAATTAGTGTCTGGATCTTGTTGAAAGGTAGAATCAACAGGGTGTAACGATTCATAAAAATTCATAACATGATCTTTTATAATAGTTCTTAATTCCTGCCAACCAACAACACCTTCCATAGGATCTTGTTTTAAAGTAAATTTGTGTTCGCCTTCTTTTGTATAGACAGATACTTTACTTCTTTGTCTTTCCCAATCGTGTTTTTCTTCTTGTAATTTTTCTATAGAATTTTGTAAGTCAGGAATAAGATCCATTCCTATATTACTTACATGATATAAAGGCAATCCTAGTATTCGTTTCATTTAGCTAATAACCATGGGACAATATATTTTCCTGTCGTGTCCCATTTTCCCATAACAAGTTTACCAGGATTGTCGTGATGATTTTTATGATAGTCTTCTCCTCCCATAAAAATATTACATATCCAATTTAGATTTGTAGGCTCTCCTTTTTTACCACCATGCCCCGCATAGTTTAATATGTTAGTCCATATCCAACTCCATGAGAACAAAAATGCTAACCACACTATAAGCCATTTACTAATAAGACCTAATATAATCCAATTAGCAAGCCATAGATTCCAATAGTTTTTTGTAACCCATTGTGCTTCTTTATTCCTTGCATATAATCTCATAGCCCCTACACTAGGTTTTACTTCATCATATTTACCAAAGAACATTCTCCAGAAACCTATTTGTTTAGGACCATGAGGATCGCCTTCTTCGTCTGTGTGTTTGTGATGTTGTAAGTGTGATACAACATAGTGGCCTGGAGGACCAAACCCTGTCATAACCATAAAGTAAAACATCATCTTTTTACCTAACCATGTAGGTTCAAACTGATTATGTGTTAACCAACGATGATATCCTGCATTACCTATTCTTGCTATAAGAGATGCAAGAACAAAAAAGAATAATGCCTCAGGTATTGTTCCGCCTTGTATAAACCACAGAGGTACACCTATTGCCGTTATAGTGTATAAAGCAATTATCTTTATCAATACTTTTGTCGTGTACTTCATATTACTATTTATGTGTCAAAAAGAAGGCTCCATAAAGGAGCCTCCCAAACTCTATGTGGTTTGATTACTTCTCGTCAGCTAACTGCTTGAAGTAAGAAAGTGTATCATCTTCATCATCAGCTACTGCTGGTGCTGGTTCAGATACTGTAGGCTGTGCTTGAGCTGCCTCAACAAAATTATCATCAGCAGCATCATTAGTTTGTGCTGAGATTGTTTCTGCTGTAGCTACAGTTTTAGTTCCTAAAACCATATCTAGTTTAGCTTTCAACTCATCATAAGATTTAAACTGATCTTCAGCAACAAGTGTACCTAAGTCATATTGTTGATTCCAAATAGCTTCTATCTGAGCATCATCCTCTTTAATAGCAGAAGGTGAATCAAATTCACTTTTATCATAATTACGGTAACCTTCTACTTGTCTAATTTTTAGTTTGAAGTTTGCTCCTTCCCAAAAATCGAAAGGATTAACTGGTTTCTCATCTTGAAACTCAGGCTTCAAAACATCTTGGATCTTATCAAAGATCTTTTTACCAAACTTGTAGATAAAAACTTTACCTTCGTTGTCTGGATTGCCTGGATCTTCGACTACCATAATGTTAGCCCAATAGTTCAAGCGTCTTTTTTGTTTACGAGCAATCTCTTTATTAGCCTCGACACCACTATTCCATAGTTCAGTGTTTAATTCTGAAACAGGATCAGGTTTGTTTAGAGTTGTGAGAGAATTCTCAATGTACCATTTTCCACCAGGGCCTTGAAAACCATGGTTGAAAACTCTAACCCAGGGAACACCAGTATCTGTTGCTCCTTTAGACAAAGGTAAGAATCGAATAACGGCGTATCCATTTCCTGCTTTATCTACTGTGGGTTTCCATTCCCTGTCATCGCCTTGTTTGTAATTGGATTTAGGGTTTGATATTTTTTCGACTTCCTTCATTAAGTTATCGAAATTGCCTCTTTGATTTCTGAGGTCTGAAAGTGTATTAAACGACATATTTTTCTCCTTGTATTGCGTTGTATAGCGTTATATTTTCGTTGTATTAGAACTATTTCTAGTCCTAGCAATTATATTTATAAGACTTTCATGTTTCATTGCTAACATTTTGGTATTACACAAATCAGTTAAGAAGGGTGCGTACCTTTTTATTAACAAACATGTATCTCCTATAATCAAATCACTTGTGTAATCATCTATAAAAGGTAGTATTTGATCTAATATAACGACACTTTCTATCTTTATATGTTTACCTAATAACAACCTTATTTCTACAGGATGATCTGTATTAGTACCCATTAGCTTTTCTTCTGCATTGACTATTGTCTTCACATCTTGGCCAAATTGGTAACCAATTCTATCTCGTCTAGCAACCCATTCTTTGAATACTTGCTGACTTTCTAATCCATATGGCATGCCACATTTTTTACAACCATTTACTGCATTAGCAACAGACAATGCAACAAAATCATCTTTTTTCCATAAATCACATACCATATTAAACATAGGAATCATTCCTTGTTTGTTTTCAAATATACGATATGGAATATTAATTGCTCTACCATACTTGTATTTGTCTTTGAAAGCATACGGCCATTTTTCCATATCATACTTGCTCCAAAAGTGTTCTTTTATAGCAATATGTATTTTATATGCGTCGTATGGTTCCATTATTCAAATCCGTCTTCTAAGTGTAATTCAAGTCTGGACTCATCTTTCCATGTGGCTTTATCTAAATTAACTGTTTTTAATTCGTAATCTAAACCACTTAACTCTGCATACTCTTTTAGTGTTCTTTTATTACCTAATCCATATTCGTCTGTAACTTTACCTTGTAATACATTGTCAACTCTTTTTGCTGCTGTCTTAATAAGAAGTTCTTTTTCTTTTGTTCTTTCTTCGTCAGGCCCCCAATGTAAATCTCTTACCAACTCTTCTTTGTCTGTATTATACCAATGATATAAAGGTGTATTAGGTACATGTACTATATCATAACCATGTGTAAAAGCTCTTAATGCTAAAGATGTTTCTTCTCCCATAAAGTAAATGTTAGGATCATAAGGAACATCTTTTACAAAGTTTCCGTCTGTAAATATACAACCACCTGCTAGTGAAAAGCCTTTAAAATATTTCTTGCCTCGAATAACATGCGCCATTTGTCCTGAATGATAACCCATACTATAAGGCAAATGAATTTGCATTACATGAGTTTGATCTGGATCGTCTGTTGTAATTCTAAATATATATTTTTTATCTGTATTGAGCCAACCACCTTTAGGTGTTAGTACATCAAATCCTCTAGGGTAACCTGTTATAAGAGGTTTCTCAAACCAATTAAAACAAGTTTCATATTTTTCTAATAAGTCTTTATCCCAGTCTTTAGAAAATAATGTGTGAGAATCTATTTGCATAAAAATATCCTCACCTTCAAATAAGTCTTTTTGTATTGTGCTTCTTGCCCAACATGCTCCTTTAGAATCTTCAGGCTTACATGTTTTATATCTTATTTCTGGGCCATACTTTCCCCATTCTTTAAAAACATCTAAATCATCTAATGTTTGATCAAAGATACCTAGTACTAAATCCTTCTTATAATTAGCATTTTCTATTATAGATTCTATTGTATAAGGAAGTATAGGGTCTTGAAATGATGCTATAGATACAAATATTTTCACAGGGGTAACTTACTTTTTCTTTTTTCTTTTAATAAATTTAAATCTAAGGCTTCTTCTTTTATCTTAGCCTTCAATGCTGTTGTTAAGAATTTAGATATACTTTCTATTTCTATTTCTTTTTTAATACAATAATCAACAACAATATCCATGCAAGGTGAATTAGTATTAAAAGCCATCTTTTCTATAAACTGTGAAAACTCCGTAGATGTATGGAATTCTTTGGTTACTAAAAATATGTCAGATACTTTTTCTTTTGTCATTTCTATTGTGTTATCTATTACTACTCTTGGTTCCATTCTTATTCTCCTGAACCCACTTCTTTATATAATCATGTACATTATGAGTAGGCTCTATATAAGGACTCTCACAAAATGTTCTTTCTGCTTCTCCTTTACGATCAAATGTATGTACAATAGGGTGATCAAAACAATCTGCTATTGATGAGATTGTTTTTGGATCGCCGCTTCCAAAATGTGCCACAGAAGGACAAGCAGGATCTGCCATTAATTGTAGTATGCCTTGTATTACATCATCTACATGAGTGAAATCTCTTTCCTTTTTCCCTGTGCCATATATTGTCAACGGTTTACCTTCTATGTAATCCATTTTAAATTTACGAACCACTGTGCTGTATTCTCCATAGTCTGCCTCTCCTGGTCCATAAACATTATAATAAAACATTAAAACAAAATCTAAACTATATAATTCTCTATATAAATTAAGAGTTGATTCAGCAACAACCTTGCTAAATGTATAAGGATTGCCTTGTGACTCTACATACTGAGTACTAGAAGAAGTTGAGAAAAATAATTTACAATTAAATATTCTTGCCCAATCTGCTACTGCACAAGTTGTAGCCACATTGTTTGTAATAGTCTCCGTAGGATACTCCATAGCTCGACGAACCCTAGGGCTGTTGGCCAAATGGAAAATGGCGGATGGTGGTTCTATAGAATTCAAATGAGGATTAAAATCTACAACATCACATTTATGATATTCTACGCTGTTATGATTAAAGAATACATTTCCTGTTCTGTTATCGTCAACCACCGTTACACAAAAACCGTTGTCCAATAATTGTTTTGTGAGGTGTGATCCTATAAAACCGCATCCGCCTGTAACTATTACATGAGGTAAATCTGTTAACATGTTCGTATTATATGATCGTTCAATGCTTTAGTCAACATCTTTATAAAAGATATGGTTATCTATGCTAACAGTTTGTACATACACCATAGACCATTCAGGTTGTACCTTACGACTATGATACCACAAGGCCCCGTCTGTAACATCTATTGAACTGTATGTTAACATAACTTCTGCAATCAATAGTGCATCCTCCCAACACTTCTTGTCTACTGGTTTATCAGATTTGCCGTCGCAATACCAACTGAATTGACAAGAATGTAAATCTATCCTTCCACTAGGATAATATTTCGTTTGTTTTACAACACCACAAACAGTATTAGGAAATCTTTTATCCTCTACTCTGTTAAGTGTAACCAGTGCAACTGCCATTTTACCTGCCGTTGATTCACCCCTGGCTTCATGATAAATGTTTTCTGCTAAACAATGTACATCACTATTAGCTTCAACTTCTCCTACATAACCAAAAAATAATATCGGTAATGTTATCCATAACTTGCGCATATGGTTCCTCCTTTATTAGTCTATATCAGCGTCAGAAACTTTCTTATCCTTCTTCCTGTTGTACTTAGTTTTATCCGGTACGACTGTGGCCTTGTTAAACAACCTTGCATAACGGGCTACAGGATTCCTGATTTTTAGTTTTTTCTTACGCATAATAGTATTTATTATACTTTCGTAGGGAGTATATTACAAGCCCCTTTAGGACCAATTACCTCGGGCTGTTCTTGTTTCATTAAATGATAGGTCCATTTTAGAGTGTTCTTCCCATATTGCCCACTTATCCATCATGGTTTCGTTTTCTGTTTTATTAATATCGTACACTCTTAATACCATTTCTTTGGCTCTTGATGTAGGCTCTCCAGGTTCTAATTTTGTAGGGAAATTATGTTTCCATTTTGTGAACTCATCTTGTATGAACTTAACTTCACATCTGCTAGTATAGTTACCTTCCTTATCTATTTCAAAGTAAAAATCACAATTTAAATTAGAACAAAGTATATCTCCAAATTCATCTTGATCATACTCTGGGTTATAATTAATATGTAATTTAAATGCTCCTCGTGTTTTCCAAAAGAATCTACACAAAGGAACATGCTCTGCAAAGAAACTATCCTTAAAGTCATTACCAGACCTACCAAAAAATCTCATAAAGTCTATCTCTTCATAGTCTAATTCTTTTTCTAAATCAGGCTGTAAAAATTCTAATTCATAGTTTTTAATAGCTCTAAATGTATAGTCCATATTAAGATCATTTTTGAGATGCATTATCATTATATTAATTGTTTTTAGTCTTACAACACGATGCACCTTTGTATTCATTAAATCTCTTGTAGACCATATGTTGCCTACTTGTGCTGGCGATATACCAAATCTTTTTGGTTGCATTCCTAATGCTGTATCAGGTGAAACAATACAACCTGATATACCTGGACCAACAGATCCTAAGTGGCAATTTCTAATACGCCATATTAATGTTAGTGTTTCATAAAATTCTTGTGGCCTTTCTGTAGGGAAACCTGGTATTAACATTACATTAGACCATATATTCCAATGTGCAGCATCTGTAAAATTTTGTTCTATTTGTTGTGCTGTTATTCCTTTCTGCATGTCTACAAGAACTTTATTAGAACCTGATTCCACACCAAACATAAAACAATCCTTTCCACCTGAATCTGCTATATCTTTAAAAAACTCTCTGTCCATATTTTTATGAACTCTTGCCTGTCCGAACCATTGAAAGCCTTCTTTAGGTAAACCTGCTGCTATAATTCCTTTTAGTATTGCTCTGAATTCTTTCAAGTTGCCATTAACAAGACTATCAATAAACCAAAATGTTCTTATACCTTTATCCCACAGGTACATTATCTCATCCATAACTCTTCCTGCAAGTCTATCTCTATATTTCCAATAATGTGTTTCATCGCAGAAAGTACATTTAGCAATACAACCTCTACTCAACTCCATTGCAACCATACCTGGCCTTTCATATAAATTTAAATCTATGTCTTCATAGTCTGGAATAGGCAACATATCTAAATCTATTCTTTGTTTAACAGGCTGAACAATCCATTGTCCTGTTTCAGGTCTTGTAGGATCGTTTTCTATTTTATTCATTAAATCTAATATCAGTTGTTCGCCTTCTCCTGAAACCATATAATCAAAATATTCTGCTAAACCATAACCAGAAGAGCCTCTTATATTACCTATGTATGTACTTGTATTAAACATACCACCACCTGCAATAATAATTACATTAGGCAATCTTTTTCTAAGTTCTGTGGCAAACCATTTAACAGGTTCTAAATTACAATCATATATCGTAAAACCTACGACAGTAGGATTCTCTTCTACTACTTTATCTAAATATTCATATAATAATGGCTCTAAGTGTTTGTGTATTCTTTTATGATATTCATTGTTACACCATTTACCAAATGAACTTCCATGCCAAGGATCAAAATCTATATCCCATTCTTCTCTTTGATTCCAACCTGCTGCGTTGACATCCATTATTCTAGTTTTATAACCTGCCTGTTTAGTAATAGCTGCAAGACGACATAAGTTGTAAGGTGGAAATGTATTAGCCCATTCAGGTATAAGCATGAGAACTAGACTAGATTTTCTAGTTGCGTATGAGTGATCTATTTGTGTTAAGTTTTTACTTGGAAAATTTCTAGATAGTGGTTGAACTGCTGCTAATATTTTTGCATGTCTGTCTTCTATCTCTTGATGATCTTCTATTTTTGCCATACCACTATTTATATGTAACAATGGGCGCCAATTTCTGACGCCCATCGTGCATTCCTAAACCTCTTTAGAAGTGGCCTATTTGTGCATATATTAAAAATACTGGCAATAGTAACGGGAAGATCATAAGCGCTACTAATTGAATCGCATCGCAGACAAGACAAACTTTGTCATTGCTTCTTATCTTTTCAACCTTTGTTCTCATGAACTTCGCCACCTCGCCAAAAGTAGCTGTGGTCATAAGACTCTCCTATTAAAATATTGTATAATGACATATAACTGAATGTTATATATCACTTTTATTTATACAGGTTGGCCGTATTTACGATAATATATTTGTAAAGATTTGGTATTTATTTTGTAAATAGTGCAAAGACAACAAAGGGCACATTCCTGTGCCCTCTATTGGGTTTGTTCCTTGCCTAGTCCTCTTTAAGTTCTGCTGTAGGGAAGTCAGGTTGTTCGACTTCAAGCTCTTCTGCTTGGTCTTTGACTTCATCGCCTATTGTATCAACAACGCCTGCTGTAATTTCTGCTGTTGTAGAAACTACACCGGAAACGTCTTTAGCAACAGCTCCAACCATGTCTGCACCGGCTTCGGTTGCAGTCGTGACAGTTGTTGCTACGACATTTCTTGCTGTGTCAATACCAGTTGCTACTGAGGCACAACCAACAATAAAAAGGAAAGGTAGGATAGCTAGTATCCTTTTCATTTTTACTCCTCGGTGACTTTATTATTATTGTTTTCGTCACCGTGTTATTTATAATAATCTGACAGTTCATCAGAAAATGGCCTCCCCGATAGGAGTCGAACCTATAACCTACAGCTTAGAAGGCTGTTGCTCTATCCAGTTGAGCTACGGGGAGTTATCTGTTTTCGTAAGCGTCTCTTGCTTCTATAAGTTTAGGTACGAACTCGTCTCTTGT